GAGACAACACCCCGCTCAATAACGCCTCCAATTTGGGACTACTCGGCAAGGATCGGGAAATCTCTATTGAAACGAGAGTGCATGGTGGGCCCGGGAGACCTGCCATCAGACAGCGCTGTCAATGGTTTGGATTGTCCAACCAGCTTAAAGAGCCGCTCTAAGCCCAAAGGGCTTTTAGGGGGATTGTCCAACCGAACGGGACCGCCTCCGGAAAGTCGAAGCCCCGCAGGTCTTCCCTCCCGCGAGGCTCCAGAAATTGATCGGCTTGGCGGCACGATCGAGGAAGAAAATACGCCCTCAGCCACCCGACCACAAGAAAATATTGATATTTGCAGAAATTGTGAGGAAACCCTCCAGCTGCCTAAGCGCACTGCGCAGCGCCAGCGCCTCCCTAACCGACGAGAGAGCGAGAACTTCAGCTTCGAGCTGAACGGCCTGCGTCTCACCGCTACCGTGAGCATCTTCGATGATGGGCGGATCGCTGAACTGTTCCTCAACACCCAGAAACCTGGCACCGCCGTGGATATAAACGCGCGGGACGCTGCGATTATCTTATCAATCGCACTCCAACTCGGTGCGGACACCGATGCAATTCGCTGGGCGCTGTGCCGGGACAGTCAAGGCCGGGCACTAGGTCCGATTGGCCGGGCGCTCGACCTCATCATTCAACAAAGGCGCGCCCACGTTGGAGATGTACCACCCGCTCCCGCCGAACACTCACGAGACACACAGTGAAAATCATCAGCGCAGACGAGCGACTTGCCGAGCAACGCGGCGTGAAGATGTTGATTGTCGGCCCTACCGGTGTCGGCAAGACTTCATTGCTGCGGACACTCGATTCGGTCAGCACGCTTTTTGTTGACATCGAAGCCGGTGATTTGTCCGTGCAAGATGTCAACGTCGACACGGTCAGGATTGATACGTGGCAGGCGGCGCGCGACCTCGCATGCCGCATCAGCGGATCAAACCCAAGCTTTCCGCCCACGGCGAGCTACTCGCCAGCTCACTATGCCGGCGTCGGCGGGGCGTTCCCAGACGGTGAACGGTACCACACGATCTTCGTCGATAGCCTCAGCGCGGCATCGCGGCTTTCATTTCGTTGGGCCGAGCAGCAGCCGGAAGGTTTCTCTGAACGCTCTGGAAAGAAGGATACGCGCGGCGCATACGGCCTGCACGCACGCGAAATGATTAATTGGCTGCAACAACTCCAACACGCTCGCAGCAAGAACGTGATCTTTGTCGCAATACTGGAAAGGATCGTGGATGACTTCAACGTCGCCGCGTGGCAACCGCAGATGGAAGGACAGCGCACCGGCCGTGAGCTGCCCGGCATCGTCGATCAGATAATCACAATGCAATGGATCGATTTCGGCGATGGCGAACCAGCGCGAGCCTTCGTGTGCACGTCGCCCAACCCCTGGAACTTTCCGGCCAAAGATCGCGCTGGGTGCCTAGAACAAATTGAAGAGCCGCACTTGGGCAAGCTCGTCAACAAGCTCGTCGGGCGCGGCGAACGCACACCATTTTTAGTGCCAAGCATAACTACCCCGCTCAAACTAACGCGAAAGGAAGCTACTCATGCAGAAGCATGATCTAAACGACGCTGACGTTCAGCGTGATTTCGACATCATCCCCGACGGAACGATCGCAGAATTGCAGATCAAAGTGCGTCCTGGCAATTCTGGTGATGATGGTTACCTGCGGACCTCGAACGACGGCAAAAGCCAGGGCCTTGATCTGGAGCTAACCGTTGTGGCCGGCGAGTATGCAAAGCGGAAGCTTTGGACGCTATTGACGCTAGACGGTAAGACCGACGGCCACGCCGAAGCCGCACGCCTCAGTCGCTCAAAGATTCGTGCGATCTTGGAAAGTGCGCGCGGGATCATGCCAGATGATCAGTCCGATACCGCGAAGGCGGCACGGCGCATGAATCATTACGGCGAATTGAACGGCCTTGGCTTCATTGGTCGCATTGGCGTTCAGCCAGCCCAAAATGGCTTTAAAGCGAAGAACACCTTGGACTTGGTGATCACGCCGGATCGACAAGGCTGGCAACCAAGCGAACAGGTGGCCGTCAAGCAGGGCGGCCAAGGGCGGGCTGCGCCGGGCGCTGCCGAGCCAGCGTCGGTCAAGAGGCCGGCATGGGCGAGTTAATGCAACGGGAAGACAAATGGCAGCGGCGGTCAACCGCCGCCGCCGTCGCCGGTGTGCGCAAGCTCACGCGCGGCAAAGACGCCGCAATCAATGAAAACATGCCGATCGGCAAGCTCAATGACTGGCAAGTCGGCTGGATCGTCGCTGAAGCGATTTTCAGTTGGATAGCGGTGCGCGCTGAGCAAGCGGCGAGCGAAGGGCTCGACGTCGAACGCGTCATCCGCACCACCACCCACGATCATGCTTGGGATGCCGGCGCCATCGCAGCAATCCTGCCGCGGCTCGCCGAAGCGAGTTTTGACTGGCAACAACCGTTCTTCACTTGGCCGCGCGCAACCATGATCGAATTTCTCATCGAAGCGCTCAAGCTGGCGCATACGGCCATCATCGCACGCGATTCTAGTGACTGCTCGATCACGCGGAAGAGCAGCGCCGACAAACTCCACGATCCAGTGCCGTCGCTTGCGTGAGCATGTGCCGTGCTGGATTTCAACCGCGCAATTTTGTCCGATGCTCCGATCAGCTTCGCAATCAATGCACTGATCGAACGCGCCGAACCGCCGGAAGAGAACACGCGGCAATATCTCGGTGCATCAACCATCGGCTCAGACTGTTTGCGTAAAATCCAATATGACCGGATGGTCAATTCAGAGCACCTATCACAGACGCGCGACATCTTTCGCCGTGGCCATCTACTCGAAGAGTTGAGCCGGCAGCATTTCATCCGCGCTGGTTTCAAGTTCGCGCCAAATGAACGTCTCGCTTTCAGCGCGGCCAGTGGACTGTTCCGCGGTCACGCCGATGGCATCATCGACGAGGGCCCTGTGCTGCCCGGCGTTGGCTATCCATGCGTGTGGGAACACAAAGCGCTCGGTGCCAAGAGCTGGCGCAACCTTGAGCGTGACGGAATCGAAAAGGCCTATCCACAATATGCGGCGCAGATCCGGATCTATCAGGCTTACCTCAACGTTGCCGAACATCCGGCGATCTTCACCGCGCTCAACGCGAACACCTGCGAACGTTTGCACATGCTCGTGCCCTACGACGCCGAGCAGGCACAAGCGTGGTCTGACCGTGCCGTCGCTGTGATCGAGGCGACTCGCGTTGGCGAGCTACTGCCGCGTGCATTCGACGATCCGAGGGATTGGCGCTGCCGAATGTGCGCACACGCCGCAAGGTGCTGGAGGTGACCAGCACACTCGCGCCCATCGCCGACCGACTCAGCAAGCTGATCCGGCTGCTTTCGTCAGACCGTGACGGTGAAGTGGTCGCGACGGCGCGCGCGATCCGGCGCACCCTACGGAGTGAAGTGCGCGACGTGCACGCGCTCGCCGAGCAGGTCAAGAGCCCGCTGGGCAGCTTTAACGAAGCAGAGGCGCACAAGCTTTATGATGCCGGCCACGAGCAGGGATATCAGGCCGCCATCAGCACCAACGAGCGCGCCTGCTTCCACGACGTCAGCAGCCCACTGTCCTCCGGGCACGACACTGCGCGCTGGTGCCGGCAGCGCAGCGAACGGCTGGGGTCACGTGAGCGGGAATTCATCGATCAAATGACTGCGCAAACGCTCAGGCGCGAGCCGAGCGAGCGGCAGGGCCGGTGGCTCAAAAGCATTTTCTATCGGCTGGGTGGAAAGTGAGACGCGGATGGAGAGGCCGCGCACTTACAACGGAAATCTAGGGCAGCTCCCAGCGGCGTTACTGCCACTGACTCGACAGGAGCGCTGGGTGGTCTGGCCGTGGGAGTTGCGCCCGACCAAGAACGGAAAGACTAAATGGACGAAGCCGCCCCGCCAGGTGCGCGATCCCAGTCGCAATGCGCGGTCCAATGACCCAACCACGTGGGGCAGCTACACGGACGCCGTCGCCGCAGTCCTAGGCGGCAACGCCGACGGCATCGGCTACATGCTCCAAGGCTCCGACATCGGCGCC